TGGAAGTGGAACGACAGCTTCTGGACCTGCTTCACCCACCATCGCATTTGTGGGACCTGTTACAATACCACCATCTGCCATTGGAAACATAGCACCTATACCAACACCAATCGCACCACCGGCAGCTGCTCCTGTTCCCATAGCTGCTAAAGCTGCTGGTAATGCAGTACCAAGAGTTAAACCACCAACAATCAAACCAATTATAGCACCTAATATTGAACCCATCGCGATATACTTTAATCTTGTTTTATCTGCAGCTGCTGCATTTTGTTCCTCTGCTCTAACTAATGCACCCATTTTTTCTACACTTAAACCAACACTATCTGCTAATGCTTTTCTTTGTATAACATTCATTTTATTAAATTCTGCTTCACCACCCACCTGATTCATAATCTCATCCATCATCCCTACTTGATCGCCTGTAAATGCTAATTGTCTTGCTCTATCAAGATTTAAACTTCTACCTAATAAAACTTGTGCATTCATTTGTGCTTCTATAGATGATTCAAAATTAAGTAGTGATTCTGATATACTTGCTACATCACCTAAATTAACACCTAATTCTTTTGCTCTTTTTGCTGCCTCAAATATATTTGCACCACCATCTTTTGCAAACTTTGCAAAAAACTCTGTATTACCAGCTACATCATCCATTATAGCTTTGAATGGAACTCCTGCTTTTCGATATGCCATCATTTGTGATTGTAAAACCTCAAGACTTGCATCAGAAGTTGCTGCCATCATACCCATAATTTTAGCTTGATTTTCTGCAGTTACTCCTGTTAAAAAAGCAGTTAATTTCATACTACCAGCAAGTTTTACACTTGACGAATCCATATTACCAAATTCGTTTGCTATAGCATTTGCTTCTGCACCGAATAAAAGAAATTCTGGTCTGCCAAAAGCATCACCTATAGTCATTCCTGTACTTTGTAAAGCACCTAACAACTGTTTACCTATGATACCAACTGCAGCAAGTGATGCAGCACCAAATGCTTTCATTTTTGCTGCACCCTTACCTTTTAACATTTGATCATCGTTCAAACCTGCTAAACCATCTTTATAAGCATCACCAGCTTTATCCATAATATTTGCTAAATCACCACCAATACCAGGAATCTTACCAACAACATTCTTAATTCTATCACTTTTTTCTTGATAGGATTTTAAAGATTTTTCAGCCAATGTTTTGTTTTGTGTTTGTTTTTTACCAACATCTCTAATAGCAAGTAAGGATTCTACCAATTCATCATTACCATCTTTTCTAGCTTGAGCTAGTTTTTTCTCAATGTCTAAAACATTAACACCTTCACTAAATACATTTTTTTGATTTTCTAATAATTTTTGACCTAAATCTAAAACATCTTCAAATTCACCAGCAGTTTTATCTGTAATGTTCTCTATTTTGGACATCTGGTCAGCCAATGCTGTAGCAACATTGCCCATGCCTTTTAAACTCTGTAAACTATCTTTATATAAATCGCTTGGCTTTGCCATTTGAGGTTTTCCTGTTGATGATTAAATTATAATCCAAGACTTTTCATTCGTTTGTCGTATTCAGGATCTTGTTTTCTTTTCTTAGCTATTTTTTTAGCTAGTCTATCTCTTTGTGTATCCATCGACTTCACGATTTTTATCATTTCAGGATCAGAGGATAATTGTTTTCTTATCTGTTTAGCTTTTCTACTACCTAAAGCTTTAAACAATTTTCCAAGAAATTCTCTTAGTACTGATTCATTTTTGTATGTATATCTGCCTATACGACCTGACATAATTACTCCATAGGATTATAAATTTTGATTCAATTATAAATATCAAACAACTAAGTTTTTTTATTTACGTTTGATTTTTGATTGGGCTGCTTTTTGTTGTTTTTCTACTTCTTTTTGTTCGTCTGCATATTGTTTAGTAAGACGTTGTAAGTAGAATCTACGTATGTGGATTGGTAGATTATATGCTTCGTCAAAGGTAAAACCACCTTTGCCGTAATATATTAATTGAAATATTTCTTCGTATATTTGTTTTTTATCATTGGGTTGAAGGCCAAAAAAACTGTGCGGTGACCTGCACCACAACCTCACTTTCTGTGCCATCGGCGTAAGTAGCGATAGTTGACATATCTACATCAGGAGTAATTGAAAATATATATTTTCTAATTTCTAATGCATCTACTGATAAAAGTTCTGTATCAACAAACTTATTAATATGAGCTCTTTCTGACTTACCATCAACTGATACTATCATTTTTTTCATACGACTTGTCATACCCGTAGCTAACTTTGCTTTTTGTAATGCTTGAGCTTCTTTTGCAAGTTCCACTTCATCTTTGTGAGTTAATATTCTGAGAACTACTTCTCTCTCACTATTTGGTAACTTAAACGGAAATTCATTTACACCTTGTGGTATACTTTTAAAATCAATTTCTTTATCATTTAAAGTGGTTAAATCTACTGTCGCAGTTGTTTCTTCTCCGCTATCATCTATCGTAGTAAAATCATATCTTTTAGTATAAGCAAGTATTCTTGCTGCAACAATAAGTGCATTCTTATCACCAATTAGTAAATCATCTAATTTAATCTTTTTATCCACAATTAATGCTTCTAAAAGTTTATCTATTGCAGTTCCCTGCTTTAATAGATTAGGTGAAGTAAGAATATCTTCTTCTCTTGCTGTCATATATTTCATTTCCACTTTACCTGAAGCAAGTGGATTGTCTTTTGGATAAAAATATCCCTTAGACGGAAGATTAACTTCTTCCGTTGGAAAGTTAGTTTTTGCCATGCAAATATCCTCTGATTGTTATCATTAAGATTTAAAACCTATTTATTATAACTATATTAGTAATTTTTGAAATTACAATTTATTTTTTTGATGGTGCGAATTTCTCTTTAATTGGTTTAAGTAACATATCAAATAAGATATCGTCATATTTTGTCGGGGTCATTTTTACGATTTTTTCTAAAGCGTAAATAACCACTAGAACATATTCCCAATTTGCTGCTATCCATTCACTCATTTTATACTCCTATTAGATTAGAATTGTAATATTGCGTAATCATATTGTAGTGTTAAGGTGATGTCTGCTGGCTCACTTGATTCAAAAGCCATCTCACCAAAATTTGCGGTTGCTATATAAGCACCTTTTAAAGTCCATTCCTCTACTATATCACCAACTGGACCTAACATATTGAATGTTACATCTTTTTTGTAAAAATCTGCATATCCATCTCTACCTGTTACAGATTCATGTCCTAAACGAACCCATTCCATAACTGCTTGTGCACCACTTGGTACAACTGGATCGTATAAGGTTATATCAATTGGCTGCCAAGTTCCTTTACCTTTTAAATGTCTTTTGACATTAATGTGGTCTAAAACCATTTCCTCAAACTGTATCTGAGGTCTTGCAGCTGCTTTAACCAAATAAGATGGTATACCCTCAATGTACATAATAAACCGATTTTTTGTTTTCGGTTCAAACGGGGTAAAAAATATTTCGTTGGTATCTAAAATGTCAGGCATTATTGTCTCCGTTAAAAGCATTTTGTATCTTCTAATATAAATATCACAAAATGAAAAAAATGACAATATGAATATTACATAGTTCTTATTAGTTTTATAGTAGTTTTATAGGAAAAGAAAAACCCCAACCGAAGTCGGGGTTTTCCATATACGTCAGCGTATGTTATAAGATAAATTACTCAGGGAACGATGCGCCTGTAGGTTGAACAACAAAATCCAACACAATGAACTCTGCAGTTCTTGTAGGTTGAATAAATATCTGTCCAACTAATCTGTTTCTATCCACAACATCTGGAGTATTGTTAGTTTCATCCATTACTACTTTAAATGCACTTAAACCACTATTGGATTGTACACTTTCAAGGTAAGGATTAACAATATTCAAGAATCTGTTTCGTGTAGCTACTGTATTTTGTTCAAATACTAAGTATCTTGAAGATGATGCGATGAATTTCTTCAATGCAATCAACAATCTACGAACATTGATTCTATCTAATGCTGATGGTTTAGATTGTAATGTTTTCTGTCCGAAGACAACAACACCTTGACCTGGGAATGAAGCTATTGGATTAACTCTTTCTTCATAGAGATCGTCTCTTTCAGCGTGTGTTAATCTTGTTTTAGCTTCTAATACTGTAGTCAAACCACCACGATTCAAACCTGCTGGTGCGAACCATTCGTGTGCGACTTTATCAGTAAATGCGATTACTCCAGGTAATACAACTGATGGTGGGACCCAAACTGGTCTGTTTGTATCTCCATCAACTATCTTAACCCAGGGGTAATATGTTCCTGCATAGTTTGTATCCAAAGCGTTTACAGTATTTGTTACTGTAGCGATAGTATCTCCATATGAAGCTGCA